AAGGCAAGTATGAGATGATCCCATCTCAATACGATAAGATCTTCACGAAGCATGATTCCAAAATGGCGCTTGAGCGCACTGCGGAAATGCGCTTCTTGGGTCTTGCCCAGTTGAAGACTGAAGGCGGCCAGACCGCTTTCGACAACGGTGCTGGCGAACGCTTCATCTACAACCAAGAGCACGTTGAAATTGCTCTGGGTTATGCGATCACGCGTAAAGCTATCGACGACAACCTGTATAAGACACAGTTCATGCCTTCTAACCTTGGCCTGATTGAGTCTTTCCAGCAGACGAAAGAGATTTACGGTGCGAACGTGTTGAACACGGCGCAGACGTATAATCAGTCGATCGGCGGCGACGGTCAGGCTCTCTGCTCGCCCAACCATCCTATCGATGGCGGCGTTGTAGCGAACCAGCCTACTGTTCAGGTTGACTTGAACGAAGCGACGTTGCTGAACTCAATGATTGCTGTCCGCACGAACTTTAAAGACCAGGCTGGTCTGAAAGTGTTCGCTCGTGGTCGCCGTCTTGTTGTTCCGCCACAGCTTGAGCCTGTTGCTATTCGTCTTCTCAAGACAGAACTGCGCCCAGGCACAGCAGACAACGACGTCAATGCCATCATGATGACGGCTGGCGGTCTGCCAGAAGGCTATATGGTCAACGACTTCTTGACGTCACCATATGCATGGTTCCTGCTGACGAACATTGACGGTCTGTCCTACATGGAGCGCGTCAAGTTTGAGACCGATATGCAGGTAGATTTTGTGACCGATAATCTTTTGGTGAAGGGCTATGAGCGCTACAGTTTTGGGTACTACAATTGGAGGAGTATCTTTGGTAGCTTCCCAACTGCTTGATAAATCAGCAAGTTAAGCTACAAAGAACCTTCTAATTTGACAACGTCTTTCCTCCGGTTTATGGTTCGTTATCCATTAATCGGAGGAGGGAATTATGAAGGGTAAAACTAAAACGCCTAGTCTTTCTCATAATCGTGTCAGGGAAGCATTGGATTACAATCCGGCAACTGGCGTGTTTGTTTGGAGGATTAATTCCGGAAATAACCGGCTGATTGGAAAAGAAGCCGGGACAAAATACGGAAAGGTTGGCTACCGTTTTATTCGTATTGATAACGAAGAAATAACGGTATCCAGACTTGCTTGGTTTTACATGATCGGAGAATGGCCGGAACGAAGGGTGCGATTTAAGAACGGCGATAAAAATGATTGCCGTTTTGAAAACCTAACTCTTTTTAACGGTCTTGCGGGTGAGTTTGATCATAAGACGCGAGAAGGCCGACAGGCTTATCAAAATGCTTATCGAAAACTTACCCCATCTGCTCAAAAAGCCAGAGCGCTTCGTGAAAGTTTTGGTCTTTCATTAGAGCAATATGAAAAAATGCACGATAGGCAAAATGGTAAGTGCGCCATTTGCAATCAACCTGAAACACAAATGCGTAGTGGTAAAGTCAAAGCATTAGCAGTAGATCATAATCATAAAAGTGGTAAGATTAGAGAACTGCTTTGCACCGATTGCAATCAAGCAATTGGTAAACTTAAAGAGAACAAACAAACTTTATTAGCCGCAATTGCCTATTTAGATAAGCATGAAGCGTCTGATAACCTAGGCAACCCATCCCCGCAGACCGGCCTAGCGGACGTCTGCACAGACTACGGGGATAACCCTTGTGCAGAAAGGTGAGTAAAATCAATGGCTACCACGACATTCACGGGGCCCATTAAAGCAGGTGATGTCCTAGACACCACCGGCACGACGCCGGGCAGCGTCAAAAACGTCGGCTACACCGTCATGGCGCAGTCTGCGCCTGTAACGAACGTAGCTACCGCTAATACCACAACAATCGTTATCCCCGCTTACAGCCAGATTCTGAGCATTCAGATTGCTGTGACGGCTGCGTTTGCCACGACGCTTCAGATTGGCGACACAACATCAGTTTCGTATTATACGGCTGCTGAAGCTGTGACGACGGGCGTTCATGCGTTTGCGCCTGGCACGATTGCTCACTGGGTCGATGTTGGCACAGCTGACAGCATCATCAAAGTCACGGCTGGCGCTACAGGCACAGGCGTAGGCATTGTCACGGTCACATATCTTCAGGCTGCTGGCCTGTAATAGATGGAGGTTAACATGGGTTACGTTGTTGATGGTCCAGTAGGCAAAAGCGCTGCTAAAGCTGTTGTCTCTGAGTCAAAAGAAAAGTCAGACGGCTTCAAAAAAGGCGGTAAGGCAAAAGCTCGTAAGGCTCGCGCTTCAGGTGGCGGCGTTCTTTCGTCGGCTGCTTCTGGAACTCCTAGGGGCAAGGCTTCTCACTACTAAGATTATCGGTGGTGAAATCGACGGAGGGTTTTTCCCTCCGTCTAGCTTTATGAGTACGCTATGGCGAAGTCTCCCGCATGGACGCGCAAGGCTGGGCAAAATCCTGAAGGCGGTCTGAACGCCAAGGGCCGCGCCTCTGCTAAAGCTGAAGGTCACAATTTAAAACCGCCAGTTTCTAAAGAGCAGGCCGCTAAAAGCGACAAATCTGCTTCTCGTCGTTCTTCATTCTGTGCCCGGATGACAGGCATGAAGAAGAAACTGACAGGCGCCGCTGCTGCGGCAGATCCGAATAGTAGAATTAATAAATCCTTGAGAAAATGGGATTGCTGATATGGCCAAAGCATTCTGGGAAAAAAGTGCGCCAAAGGATGCAAAACATAAGGCATTAAGCGCAAAAGGTGTTAAGATAGCAAAGGCAAAAGCTAGAGCTGCTGGCAGACCTTATCCCAACTTGGTCGATAATGTTGCCGCTGCTAGAGCTGGCCATACTAAAGGAAAGAAGTAATGCGCCCGATTAGTGTAACAGCTACGGTCCCAGCTATCCCAGCTACTGTTTTTACGCCGATGGTGCGCTTTGACGACTGGGCTCCTGGTCAGATTTCTATTCAAGTAAGCGTGTCGGCTGGTTTTACATCAACCTATACGGTTCAGTCCACGCTTGACGACCCAGACGATCCAATTAATCCTGTGCCTGTAAATGATATAACATGGGTTGTTATTAACGATCCTTACATGGTTACGGCATCTACTTCTCGTCAGAGTAACTTTTTGTTCTCTCCAAAATTCGTTCGCGTTGTTTTATCTCCAGGCGCTGCTGGAGATACAATTACCGCGACGTTTCTTCAAGCTTCAGTGACACCGCTCTAATGACAGCAGTCGCAGAAAACGGAATATCTTATACAAATGGCCTGACGTATGTTGTTACGCAGGTCATTCCGCCTCCACCGCCACTTGATGGCGGCATTTTGCTTGAGAATACGACTTCTTATTGCATTATGCTGGAGGATCAAATTTTCTACCTGTTACAAGAAGGTTATTAACAATGGCCAATTTACCAATCAGTGGACTTACCGCAGGGTCGGCCGTCTCTGGAACAGATCTTTTCCCTGATGTTCAGGTAGTTGGCGTCGGTCCTGTCCGCGTGACGGGAGATCAGATTAAAACATTTTGCAATGCTGCTCCGACGATTATTAATCCTGTTGTTTTAAACACTCTTACTGTTGGCGCGCAAAGTTCTTCTCAAGGTTCAATTGTTCTGGCCAATACTGCGTCTGGACCAGAGTCTTTGACGCTTCAGTCGTCAAACTCTATGACCGCCGCCTGGACATTGACATTCCCGGTAACGCCTGGAACGCTAAACCAAGCGCTTCTTACTGACGGAACAGGCGTTACATCATGGGGTGAGCCGCCTGTTACGACACTTCAGGGCGGCATTGCTTCTCAGATTCCATATCAGAGCGCACCAAATACTACGTCATTTATTCCTAATGGCACAGCTGGCCAGTTTCTTAAATCAAATGGAACGGCTGCCCCCGCGTGGAGCACGGTTAATCTTGCAAGCTCTGCGTCTGTTACGGGTATATTGCCAATCGCCAATGGCGGCACAGATCTTTCTACTGTTGGCACAAACGGCCAAGCGCTGATTTCTAATGGCACCGCTCTTCTTTATGGTAATCCGGCGATTGCTACGAATATAGCTGGCGGCGTTGCTAACAATGTTCCTTACCAGACGGCGGCAAGCACAACTGCTTTTGTGACAAATGGCGTTGCTGGTAATTCGCTTATTACGGCAGTTGGTGGCGCTCCAACATGGGGCTCGGTTAATCTTGCCGACAATACAAATGCCGTGACAGGAACGCTTCCTATTGCTAACGGCGGAACGGGATTGGCGACCGTTGGTGCATCTGGCACTGTTCCTATTTCTAACGGAACGTCGCTGGCTTATGGCGTTCCAAATGCCAATCTTGCCAACGCAATTAAGGGCGGCGCTGCTTCTCAGATCCTATATCAATCTGCGGTTGATACGACGTCATTTATTCCAAATGGAACGCCTGGCCAGTATCTGACATCAAATGGAACGATTGCTCCTAGCTGGCAGACTCCAGCGCTGTCCAGCTATCACATTTCAGTAAATTCTGGCGGCACAATTGCCGCTGCTATTCTTGCTGCCGGCATTACAGATGCTGCTGGTAACTTTTATACCTTCGTCAATTCATCTACGAGCAACGTCGTTCTTACGGCGTCCATCGTCGATCAGAGCGCTGCGTATCCTACGTCTGTGACGGGAACAAGCGTAACGCTAGCTGCCGGTGGAACGATTGGCGTTAATACGATTACGGCTGGATCTGAATATTCAATTGACGTTGTTAGCCCGATTAGCGGCTTGACGACGATTAACGTTACAGGAAATGTAACGCTTACGGCGTCTACTTCGGTTGATCGCTACGGCGTTATTCAGCTTTCGCCAACTGGTTCTGGTTATACCGTAAACATTCCGGCTCCAACAAATACGTTAGCTGGACGACAGATCTTAGTCTGCAACAATCAACCGTATAGTTTGACGGTTTCTCCGCTTAATGGTTCTGCATTTACATTAACGCCTGCGACATCAGTTACGCTCATCTGGAATGGCGGTTCTTGGTATGGCACGACGCCTATTAATTCTGGTTCTTATGCAAGAGCGTATTCTTTTTCATCAAGCGCAAACATTAACTTCTTATCAATGATAGGCGCTGTCCAAGATAAGGACGGCAATGTTTACACGCTTCAAAATACAAATGCTACTTCCGGTATTACAATTACTTTCCCAGCAACATCGAATCCGACATTTCTTAACCAGTCATCTATGTCGTCTGCTACGCATACAAGCAATAATACAATTTATCTAAGACCATTTGAGTCTATTACGCTTCAGTGTTTTGTGGCGGCTAATTCGACTTACTATTATATTACAACGACGCAGCCGCAAGATTTCACCTGTAGGGCCACAATGGGCTCAATGGGTGCGCCGCCTCAAAATACGGATACAACTCTTAACTTTGTGACGAATGGATCAGCGCCGGGCCATGATCCGATGGGCGCGTTCAACAGCACGACGCATACTTGGACATGCCCTCGAGCTGGTCAGTGGATTGTATCGTTGTCTCTAAATATTACTAGCACTAATAGTCCACCCACTTTGTATAATGTTCAGATACGAGTTAATAATGATAATTCAAAGGGAATTTATGCATATGGATATGCTCCTGGCACATCCACATTTGGCGGCGGTCAATCTTCTGGAAGTTGGCAAACTCTAATTACTGCAAATGTTGGCGATACGGTAATTGCTACCATTTACCCATATGCCGGATCTTCTGTTCTAACGCCTGCTAATAATAGCTCTACATGCCAACTTAATTTCTCGCTCGTCGGTTAAGGAACGTAAATGAGCACCGATATGGTCTTCTACGTTTACGAGCATTGGCGATTAGATCGCGATGAATGCTTTTACGTAGGTAAGGGCCATGGTAAGCGCGCTTATTCTATTAAAAACAGAAATCAGCATTGGAACAATATTGTTTTAAAGCTGGAGCGCATCGGATCGGGATACGAAATTAGGTTAGTTGCTACAGGGCTTTCCGAACAAGACGCCTTTTCGCTTGAAAAGGAAAGAATTTCTTTTTGGCGAGATCTTGTAGATTTAGCTAATATCTGCGATGGCGGAGAAGGCGTATCTGGATTAAAGCATTCTGAAGAAACTAAAAAACTTTGGAGTGAAAAAAGAAAAGGGTGTCCTGTTTCTATTGAGGGGCGAATTAAACGTAGCAAAACTATGAAGGGTGTTCCAAAATCTAAGGAACATGCGGCCAAAGCTGGAGCGGCCGGTGGTTTTGCCCGAAAAGGTATGAAACATAGCGAAGAACACAAAAAAGCAATTGGTTCTTCTTTGTTAAACAGTGAAAAATTTAAATCAGCCAATAAAGCTAGAAGAAAAACAATTATATGTTTAAATTCAGGACAGATATTTAGTGGGTTAGATGAAGCAGCAATAGCAAATAATGTTTCAAGATATGCCGTCCATGATTGTTGCTCTGGAAGAACAAAGCATACAAAAGATGGCTTAGTCTTTAAATACGAGGACGCATAATGGCAACCTCAAACACTTACTCTTTCAACCCTGATCTTGGCAGCATTACCTTATATGCTTTTAATTTAGTAGGCATCCGAAATACTGCTTTATTGCAAGAACATCTCGACTCTGCTCGCATGGCGACAAACATGATTTTGTCGCGCTGGAGCTCTGAAGGCGTTAACACATGGGCTGTTGATCTTGTGACTGTGCCTCTTGTTCAAGGGCAGTCAACCTACCCTGTAGATAGCAATACGATCGTGATGCTGGATACTTATATCACCGTCGTCAATGGCGGCGTGTCGACTGATCGTATCATCCTTCCGATCTCAAGGACGGAATATGCGTCATATCCAAATAAGCAGCAGCAAGGCTTCCCGACGACGTTCTGGATGGACCGCTTGCTTAATCCGACGGTTACAATCTGGCCTGTCCCAGATGGTAATGAAGCTTATCTGAAGTATTACCGCCTGATACAATTGCAGGACGCCAATCTTGCCGGTAATCAGCAATTAGATATTCCGTATTACTTTTTGGACGCTATGGCCTATGCTTTGGCGCTCCGTTTGGCTCAGATATGGGCCCCTGATAAGGTGGCGATGCTGAAGCCATTTGCTGACGAAAGCTACCAGATTGCTGTTGCGCAGAATATCGAAACTTCTGCTTTCTATGTGTCGCCTACGATCTCTAGCTATTTCAGATAAGGAGGCGTAAGTGGGATACGCTTCTAAATCGGGACGGGCGAGGACATCTGCCAGTAACCCGCAGGCGTTTGGCGTTTGCGATCGCTGCGGCATTTGGACAAACCATAATAGATTATCCTGGCAATATGACTGGCGTGGCGCTAGTCTGATGAATATTCGCGTTCTTGTCTGTGACCGATGCCTTGATACGCCACAGCAACAGCTTCGAGCAATTATCGTCCCAGCCGATCCTACAGCTATTGAGCAGCCAAGAACTGAGCCATTTGTCTACGACGAGACCAATAACCGTTACACAAGCGGCCAGAATACGATAGACCCCAATACGGGTATTCCTATTATTGGCGGCGATAATCGTATTACGCAAGACAGCCAAGATCGCGTTACTCAACAGACTGGCGAAGCTCCAGGCGGATTAAATCAGCTACCTGGCACCGATTGGGCTGTTCCTGCTGTTATCTATAATAATACTGAGATAGGTTTGCCCTATAATACAGGCGTTGTCCCGTTTACTGGCCCTCTTTCTCCGCCGTATAATTTTGTCGATCAGTGGAACAACCAATGGCAATTTGGTATGAGAACTGGATCATACTGGTCTAATACCACAAGTGCTTTTGTGACATGGACGTCGAACATTCTGTAACCTATGAATAGTCGAAGAAATAGGGTAAAATTACACTCAAATATGTGGTAAGAGGAATATATGGCAACCGTCCCCTATACATTCGCAAATACCCCAGGCGGCGCGTCAATTCCACTTGCTGAGTTGGATGCCAACTTTGCGGCCATTGGCGTTCAAACAGGACCCACAGGGCCTACAGGACCAGTTGGGCCGCAAGGTGCTCCTTCTAATGTTACGGGGCCTACGGGATACACTGGGGCTATAGGGGCTACAGGCGCAACTGGACCAACTGGCCCAAATGGCACATCTAGTGTTTTATTTAATTATAATTCAAATACATCAAACACAAATGTAAGTATTTATCCTGGTGACGGTAATATTTGTTGGAATAATTCTGCCCAAATATCTTCGACGGCATTAACCATCTCTAGCAGAGATACCAATGGTGCCGATATTGACTTATTTTTATCAAGTTTAGCTTCAGGTCAACAAATTGTAATCCAACAACAAACCAGCAGTTCAAATTATCAAACATTTCAAATTACATCTGCGCCAACAGAGGTAAACCCAGGAACATTAACATCGTATTGGGCATTTCCTGTTTCTCTGGTTAATAGTGGTGGAACAGGGACGTCTAATTTTGCTAATGCTTTACCAATATTTATCGCTATTACCACGTTGCAACCCGGCCCAACCGGGCCAACCGGGCCCGCCGGGGCTGCTGGGTTAAGCTCTTACATGGAGCAATTAAATATATCGACTACAAATATATTGCCGCCATTAACTAATTCATATGTGACGGGGTCGTTTATTATGTTTGTAAATGGCCAAGGGTTTGTTCCCACAGGAGCAACTCCCCCGTTTTCTGTATCTGGAACGGCGATTACTTGGCTTTCGACGGTATGGAGTGTTAATCCTGGCGACTTAGTCGTCGTTATCTATACATATTAGTAAGGTGGGCTATGCGGATAATTGTTTTTTTTAGTTCTCTGTTACTTTCTCTTCCTGCTTTAGCTCAAAGCTACAGCACGATGGCTTGGGGAATTGATAAATCTGTCAGTCCGTATGGGTTTGGATATAACATCAATGGAACTTGGTATAATTTGGGGACTATATCTTCTACCGGAACGTGGGTCATTCCTGTTGGAAATATAACCAACGGAGGACTTCCTATTTTATCTTCTGCTAATATATGGGCTGGCGCGCAAACTTTTTCTGTGGCTCCAAAATTCTCATCTATGACGGGTTACATGTATTGTAACGGGGCTGCTCCATGCACGGCTTCCACAAGCGTCCCTGCGGCTAATGTGTCGTTTACTCAGTCTGGCACTGGAGCTGTGAGCACCAATATTAATGCCTTATTGCAAGCTGGCGCTCTTACGGGAGAGCAATTTGGTGTTGTTTGCGATGGCGTAACTAATAATACCACCTCATTGAATAATTTAATTAGCGCTGCGCGAGCTGCTGGAAAACCCGCGATTATTCCTCCTGGCATATGTAAAACAGATATGATTGATTTGGGTCTTTCCGCAGGTCAGCAAGTATCTATTTACGGATATGGCACAAATGCGGCAGGGACGACTTTAGATAAAATTACTTCGGATGGAAATCCAATTATTAAAGCTAACACATCTACTACAACGACGTTTTTCCCTTATTTAACAATATCTGGAATTAAGCTTGATGGTATTTCCGGAAACACGCCTGATGCTTTGCAATTGTATAATGTTGTTTTTGGTAACTTTCAAAATATAACTGTTGTGAACTCCATTCATGGCGTAGGCGTGTATGGAGGTAATACAAATTCATTTAATAATCTTACAGCAACCAGTAACACAATAGGATTTTATGCCACACAATATGTTAGTCCGGCACCTTTTACTTACCCTCCTAATTTAATAACCCTTAATAATCCAATATTATCTAATAACTCATACAGAGGATGTTATTATGAGTTGGGGTCTGGGTTTTTCATAAATAACGCTGATATAGAAGGAAACGGAAATGCTGGAAATGCTAATACAGGCGGATGTTATATAAATGGTGTAGCTTCAACTATTGGGGGGCTTGGAGGTATTGGTGCTATTATTAAAGGTTCTTGGTTTGAAACTAACGCAGGGGGCAATTCTGTGTGGTTGAATGGTGGGCACAATGAAATAGACGGAACTCTTTTTATCGCTAATGGCTCATCTACAGATGACATTAAAATTAGTCTAGGAACTTACACTATTTCAAATTCAAACTTTGTTGGGATCAAAAGTGGTTACAGCATTAATGAGACGGTAGCTGCCAGTTATGGTAATTTCATTTATAATACCTCTTATGTTTCTGCTACTTATGATCCAAAGAAAACATCGTTCTTTTCTGGGTCAAAATCAACCATATCAGCATTTCAGTTGACTCCTTATACTGTCGGCGCATTGCCAACGTGTAACGTAGGAACAACGAACTCCCTATATGCTGTCTCAGATTCAGCCATTGTTCCGACATATAACGGAGCTTTGGGGGCTGGCGGCGGAACAAATGTTAGCCCTGTTTTTTGCGATGGAACGGGATGGAAATTCCATTAAGTAAAATATAGTGATATGGTAAAAAAACTTTAATAGGAAAGATTGTATGTCTAACGTCCAGATCCCAAATCTTCCTGTTGCTATTTCTCTTAATGGCACAGAAGAACTTGAAGCAGTTCAGGCTGGGACGTCTGTTCGCGTTACTTCTTTGCAAATTGCTGGGTTGGCACCAGGCCCAACTGGCGCTCCTGGTCCATTTGGACCAACCGGACCTACTGGATATACGGGGTATACAGGGCCAGGAATAACAGGTCCTCAAGGCCCAACAGGCCGAACTGGTCCAACAGGATATACAGGTTATACGGGCTATACCGGTGATACAGGTGCGCCATCTTTTGTAACTGGCCCGACTGGGTATACCGGTTATACTGGTCCCACAGGATATACTGGTTCACCTGGAACTAGCATAATTTATCAAGGCACAGTTGCAAACTCGACATTATTGCCACCTCAACCGCAGCCTGTTGGTTACGCTTATGTTGCGCAAGATACGGGTCATCTTTGGATATCTACTGGTAGTGTATGGTCTGATGCTGGCCCTGTTGTAACCAACTATACCGGTGCCACTGGCTATACAGGTTATACGGGATATACTGGACCCACTGGGTATACCGGCTATACAGGAAGCATTGGCGCAACTGGCTATACTGGTCCAACAGGTTATACAGGCCCAACTGGCTATACAGGTCCCACCGGATTTACTGGTTATACAGGATTTACCGGTCCAACTGGGTATACTGGAGATACAGGTCCTACTGGTTACACAGGTTATACAGGCGCAGCTTCGACTGTAACAGGTCCAACTGGTTATACTGGATATACTGGATATACAGGATACACTGGTGATACTGGGCCAACTGGATATACCGGATATACGGGATATACAGGATATACTGGTGATACCGGTCCGACTGGTTATACTGGGTATACGGGTGAAACTGGTCCAACAGGTTATACTGGGTATACAGGAGAAACCGGTCCCGCTTCTGACGTTACGGGCCCAACAGGTTATACGGGTTACACTGGTTATACTGGCTACACAGGCGCTGCTTCTGATGTAACTGGTCCGACTGGTTACACAGGATATACTGGATACACCGGAGACTTCGGTCCCACTGGTTATACTGGTTATACTGGGGAAACCGGCCCAACGGGTTATACTGGATATACAGGTGAAACTGGCCCTACTGGTTACACAGGATATACGGGATACACTGGGGACACAGGCGCTCCGTCTGATGTCACAGGACCAACTGGTTATACTGGTTATACTGGCCCAACAGGCTACACAGGCGATACAGGCGCTCCTTCTGATGTTACAGGGCCAACTGGCTATACTGGCTATACAGGTATGGCTGGTAGTGGGATTCAATATCTTGGCACTGTTAATGGATTCACAAACTTACCTGGATATCCTAGTTCATATCTAGGGGCTCAAGGCGATGCTTATGTAGATACTGTTACTCAAGATCTTTGGGTTTGGAACGGACTTACTTGGGTAAATAACGGTCCTTTTGCTTCAATTACAGGACCCACTGGCCAAACTGGCCCAACAGGGTATACGGGCGATATCGGACCTACTGGCTATACTGGATACACTGGAGATATCGGACCAACTGGTTATACCGGTTATACGGGTGACACAGGTCCAACAGGATATACTGGATATACAGGCGATATTGGTCCAACAGGTTATACTGGTTATACCGGGGCAACCGGCCCAACTGGATATACAGGATCAATTGGACCAGCCGGTTCTTCTGCTACATCTTTTGGCTATATTGCTAATACGACTATCCAGTCTGGAGATCCTGGGACTGGTGACGTTCTATGGAACAACACAGCTCAGATTTCTGCTACATCTATTAATGTAAGCACAACTGATGGGGCGAGCGCGGATATTAGCGTTTATCTGTCTCTCTTGCAGCAAGGGCAGACGCTTGTCCTTCAAGATTCAGCCGTTGCAACATCTTGGCAAGCATTTACTGTTTCTGCTGCTACGACGGATAATACGACATATTGGACGATTCCGGTTACTTATGTAAGTAGCAGCGGGGCCGCAACAACTAACTTTGCCAATGCTACATCTTTAATTTTTGCTGTCGCTAGTGGCGCAATTGGCCCTCAAGGACCGCAGGGTGTAACTGGTGCAACCGGAGATACTGGCCCAACTGGCTATACTGGTTATACAGGTATTCAAGGCATTCAGGGTAATGTTGGCCCAACTGGTTATACGGGATATACGGGCCCGCAAGGAAATGCTGGCACTGTTGGAGATACCGGACCTACTGGATATACAGGTTATACTGGGTATACTGGAGATACAGGTCCTACTGGTTACACAGGTTATACAGGCGCAGCTTCTACTGTAACTGGCCCAACTGGCTATACAGGCTATACAGGTGCGCAAGGTGCAACTGGCTATACAGGCTACACAGGCGTAGGCGACACTGGTCCAACTGGTTACACTGGCCCACAAGGAGCCACTGGCTATACCGGGTATACTGGCGATCAAGGCGCTACTGGTTATACAGGCTACACTGGTCCAACTGGGTATACTGGCTATACGGGTTATACGGGCGATACAGGACCGCAAGGTGCTACAGGTTATACTGGTTATACGGGAGCTGCGTCTAACGTAACCGGCCCAACAGGCTACACGGGCTACACTGGCCCTCAAGGTGGCGGCATTGTTTATAAAGGCACTGTAACTGATTCCACTCAGTTAACAGTTGTTGACCCAACGCCTTCTGTTGGCGATGCTTATATCACGCTTGATAACCAGCATCTTTGGGTATGGAATGGCGTTAGCTGGGTAGATAACGGCGCAATTACAACAACTGGCCCAACTGGCGCTACTGGTTATACGGGGCCAACTGGTTATACGGGATATACAGGTTATACGGGCTACACAGGATACACTGGTGCTGCTTCTACTGTAACAGGCCCAACAGGCTACACTGGTTATACAGGGCCAATTGGTGCAACAGGTTATAC